GTCTTGCGATCCGGCCACGTTGGCGAGGGATTCGGCGGTTTTGGTAAAGAACGGCTATTCCCTGAAAAAGGTTCAGCCTCTGGATATGTTTCCGCATACCTCGCATGTCGAGACGGTATGTTTGATGTCAAGGGTCGAAGGAAAATAGGCGCGAAAGCCCAGTAATACTGCGGTTTCGGGCAATCGGGCAAATTTGGCATCGGACAGACAAAACGCTTCTCGGTAACTTATCCAAGGACAATCCGGCTCGAAAAGTGTGAGAGTTGAGTTGCCACGATAGATGTCACTATGTTGAGTTGCCGAGTTAGATGTTGGGGAGTTGTGGCTGCGAGATAGATGTCAGGAAAAATAGGAGGAAGCGTTATGGCTTTTGATTATAAAAAAGAGTATAAGGAATTCTACATGCCAAAGAATAAACCGTCTATCGTGACTGTTCCGGGCATGAACTATATTGCGGTTCGCGGACATGGCGATCCGAACGCGGAGGATGGAGAGTATAAGCAGTCTATCGGGCTGCTTTATGGTATCGCCTTCACGATCAAGATGAGCAAAAAGGGAGATCACCAGATTGATGGTTATTTCGATTATGTAGTCCCTCCGCTGGAAGGATTCTGGTGGCAGGATGGTGTCGCCGGGATCGACTATGCTCACAAAGAAAACTTCGAGTGGATCTCCGTCATTCGTCTGCCAGATTTCGTTACAAAGGTTGATTTTGACTGGGCGATTGAGGAAGCTACCAAGAAGAAAAAGACAGACTTTTCAAAGGTCGAATTTCTGACCTATGATGAGGGCTTGTGCGTTCAGTGCATGCACATCGGTTCTTATGACGATGAGCCTGCCACTGTCGCACTTATGCACGAATACATGGAGCAGCAGGGCTATGTTCTGGATATTACAGAGCAGCGTTTGCATCATGAAATTTATCTGAGTGATGCCAGAAAGATTGCGCCGGAGAAGTTAAAAACGGTGATCAGACATCCTATAAGGAAAGCGTGACAAGAATGAATGTAATATTGGAAAAGTGGACGCAAGAGTTTAAGCCTGAGCTTATAAAGATTTGCAATGAAGTGGATCGCTCCTATCTGTCAAACCGATTACCCTATCCTTATACCGAGGAATCAGCGGATTGGTGGTTAGGAATGGTATCTGAGCACGATGGAAAGGACGGTATTTTTCGAGCAATTGTAGCTGATGGTAAAATTGTCGGAAACATCTCAGTCGAGCAAAAATCAGATGTCTACTGCAAGGACGGAGAGATCGGGTATCTGCTCTTGACAGATTGCTGGTCAAAGGGAATCATGACAGAAGCTGTTCGTCAGATTTGTGCCGCAGCCTTTTTGGAATTAGATATCATCCGCATCACAGGGCTTGTATATGCTCCGAATGTGGCATCACAGAGAGTGCTGGAGAAAAATAGCTTTATACGGGAAGGCACACAGAAAAGTGCTGTTTATAAAAATGGGCAAATTTATGATCTGTTTCTATATGCGAAGTTAAAGTAAAATGAGCTTTTCTGCACTCAACCAGCGGTAGAGTTGCAGGAAATCAACCTAAGGTTCGTGTGAATTTACATGAATTCCGGCTATGCTTGAGTCATGAAAGGAGGTGCCCGATATGGATCAAATCAAAATTGGAAAATTCATAGCATCCTGCAGGAAGGAACAGGGCATGACTCAGGCAGTCCTTGCCGAGAAGCTCGGAATCAGTGACCGGGCGATATCAAAATGGGAGACCGGAAAGTCTATGCCGGATTCCGGGATTATGCTGGAACTTTGTGAACTTCTGAAAATAAATGTCAATGAACTCCTGTCGGGCGAAAGAATTATGGCAGAAGCATATGACAAACGGGCAGAAGAAAACCTGCTGGCGATGAGGCGAGAGGTCGAAGAAAAGAACCGGCAAATGCTCAGGACGGAATACTGGATTGCGTTTCCTGCCGTCATTGCTGGACTGGTCATGGTGTTTGTGGCGTCATTTATAGAGATGCCAGTTTGGCTGAGAATCGTACTTATCGTATTCGCTCTCGTGATGATATTTACGGTCGCTTTTATCGCTGTGGGAATTGAGCAAAAGGCCGGATACTATGAATGCCAGAATTGCCATCACAGATATGTTCCTACATACTGGCAGACAAATCTTGCTATGCATATGGGACGGACGAGATATATGAAATGCCCGGAATGCGGAAAACGAAGCTGGCAGAAGAAAGTTCTGACAAAAGAAGAATAAGACAAACAAAAGCTCCTCACTACTGATTTAGTTCAGTGGCGAGGAGCCTTGTTTTATGCTTCTATGTCGATTGTGATGCCGGACTTGAATTCCACGGTGAAGTGCTCGGTGAAGACGGTGATCTTCTCGATGAGCTTTTTGACCAGAGCCTCATCAAACTCTGCGATGTCGGTTTCCTGACCGGCGATGAAGTCCTGCAGCTCCGTGATCCTGTTCATAGCTTCTTCCCGGTGGTGGCTGTCGAGTTCAGATTGTTCTTTCTGATCGCGCAGCCGGAAAATCTCGTCGGCGATGGCGTCATAGTCCTGCTTGTTATTTGCCTTCTTGATGAGCTCTTTTTGCAGTTCTTCAAGCCTTGCCTGAATGCCGTCCGGTGAGAGGGTGTCAGCGTTAACCACGGCCTTGGCGATGTTCTGCTGTAAGGTTTTAAGGAAAAAGTCCCGCTCGGTAAGAATCTGATGGAAGGCCTTGACCGTGACTTCCTGCAGCAGAAGCTCGTTGACCGTCCGGTTGGTACAGTTTCTTTCAGCGGAGGCGGGTTCCAAGCGGCTGATGCAGCGCCAGACGATGGACTTGCAGCCGTGGTTGTTCCAGTGAACACGCCTGTAAAGCTCGCCGCAGTCTCCGCAGAAAACCATCTGTGCAAAACAGTGATTGCAGGAGAAGCTGCGTTTCTTGCCTGTCGGACTGACGTGGACTACCCGGCGACGGACAAGCTCCGCCTGCACCTGCATGAAGAGCTCTTTCGGAATGATCGCTTCATGGTCGCCCTCGACGTAGTATTGAGGAACGGTGCCGTTGTTCTTGATGCGCTTCTTTGTCAGGAAGTCTGTGGTGTAGGTCTTTTGCAGGAGTGCGTCACCCATGTATTTCTCGTTGCGGAGAATCTTGTTGATGGTGCTGGTGTGCCATTTTGTCTTGCCAGCGCCGGTGAGAATGCCATCAGCCATAAGCCCGTCGGCGATCTTATCCATGCTGGAACCTTCGAGGTATTCCCGGTAGATGCGCTTTACGATTTCTGCCTGCTCCGGATCAATGATCAGGTGCCCGTTTTCATCCTTGGTGTATCCGAGGAAGCGATTGTGGTTGACCTGAACCTTACCTTGCTGGTAGCGGTACTGGAGTCCCAGTTTGATGTTCTGGCTCATTGACTGGCTTTCCTGCTGGGCAAGGCTCGCCATGATCGTGATCAGCACCTCGCCTTTAGCGTCCAGCGTGTTGATGGCTTCCTTCTCAAAATAAACTGGTATGTTCTTATCCTTCAGCTGCCGGATGTATTGCAGGCAGTCGAGAGTGTTTCGAGCAAATCGGCTGATGGACTTGGTGATGACCATGTCGATGTTACCAGCCATGCACTCGTCGATCATTCGGTTGAATTCGTCACGCTTTTTTGTGTTGGTGCCGGAGATGCCGTCGTCTGCAAATATGCCCGCCAGCTCCCATTCCGGATTCTTTTGAATGTACTCAGTGTAGTGCGTGACCTGAGCCTCGTAGCTTGTTTCCTGTTCTTCGGAATCTGTGCTGACGCGGCAGTAGGCTGCAACACGGAGTTTTTTCTGCGCTGATTGCTTTACTGTATTTCCGACCTGCCGTCTGGCCGGAATCACCATTACATTTCCCATTAGCTTACCTCGCTTTCAATGAGGCTGTAGAGGTATTCTGCCTGCAGCCTCGGATCTTCATAGTGATGCTCTGCCGCAGCCATGCGAAAGCCGGTAGGAGACGCTGCGGGTTTTACACTCTTTTTCCTGTTCAGCCTGCCAAGTTTCCCGGCGCGTTCAAATCGGATGGCGGCAGCTTTATCGTAGGTTTCCTGATCAATGATAGCCGGGTAAAAGTCGTCTCCGAGGTAGTGCCTGTTTTCCATCAGGCGCTTTGCCGTGCCGTGGTAGGTTTCAATGCCAGCAGCGGCAGCAGCCTTGGCCAGTGCCATCCCGGAGAGGTAATTCTCATAGAGCTTTCGTATCTTATTGGCTTCATCCTCTTTAATCGTGGCGCAGCCGTTTTCAATGCTGTAGCCGTAGGGTGTATGTCCCATGTATTCACATCCTTTCTCGAAGCGTCAGACCGCATTTCAGTTCAAAGCGCACTTCATTTCTGGAGCGGACAATGATGCGGTTCACATATTCTTTAAACAGGTCATCATCGAATTCCTGAAGTATTCCACCTTTTTCTGTAAAGTGCAGAAGCGCTGTGGCTGCGGTGACCTTTGTTACATCTCCGGAAACAGCGTTTTTTAAGGCGCTGATCTCATCCCGGAAACTGTCTGCCTGCGAAAGCAGCTCGTTCGTTTCTTTGTTAAAAAGGATCGGGTCGATGATGCCCTGTGTCATGAGCTTTGTCAGCGTCTCGCGCTTTTCTGTGTTCTGCGCCAGTAGGGTCTGTATTTCCTGAATGCGCCGAAGCGAGTCATCAGACGAAGTGTTTTTCAATGCGTCCACATATGGTTTTAGGATGATCCTGTGCGCGTAGACCAGCTTGTTCATCATGGTGACGAAAGCCTGCTTCAGATCATCGTCTTTTACAAAAAGCATATGGCATTTATCTTTATCCTTGATGTGGGTACTGCAGCACCATGCGGTGTATTTGTATCCGGTGCAGCTGTGTATCCGGCGCTTAAAGGTATCGCTGCACTCGCCGCAGATGATCTTCCCGGAGAAGGTGTAGCGATTCTGGTATTTGTCGCTCCCTTTGACGACACCTTTTTCCGTTGCCCGCTGGTGAATAAAAGCGTGAGCAGCTTCAAAGTCCTCCCGGCTGATGATTGCCTCGTGATGATCCTTGACCATGTACTGTGTCTGCTCGCCGTGGTTGCTGTGTCGGACAAAGCGTGAATCCGAGTACGTTTTCTGGAAAAGGCAGTCGCCGACATACTTCTCATTGGAGAGCATCCCGCGAATGGTTGTAGCCGTCCAGCGTCTGTTTCGCTTGGTAGGAATGCCTCGCCGGTTCAGGTCATCCGCTATGGCGTGGGTGCCTTTGCCGGAGAGCAGCGCTGCGAAGATTTCTTTTACCACAGCCGCCTGCTCCGGATTAATTACCATCTGCTCGCCATCCCAATCGTAGCCGTAGGGTGGGTAGCTGACTTTATAGGTGCCGCTCTCAAAGCGTTTCTGGATTGACCACTTGCTGTTTTCTGATATGGAAACAGACTCGCCTTCGGCCATGCTGGAGAGAATTGCCAGAAACAGCTCGCTCTCCATTGAGCCGGTGTTGATATTTTCCTTCTCGAAATAAATCGGAATGTGCAGGGCGAGCAGTTTTCTTACCAGTTCTAAGCTGTCCGTTGTGTTCCGGCTGAAGCGGCTGATGGATTTTGTGATAACAAAGTCCACTTTACCGGCCTTGCAGTCGTCAATGAGTCGTAGGAGCTCCGGGCGCTTGTCCTTCTTGGTGCCAGTGATGCCTTCGTCGAAATAGAGTCCAGCGAACTCCCAGTCATCACGGGATGTGATGTAATTTTCGTAGTGGGTTTTCTGTGCCTCAAGGCTTTCAAGCTGGGCATCGGAATCCGTAGAGACGCGGCAGTAGGCGGCTACCCTGATCTTCTTGAGTTTAACTTTCGAGTTCGCTGTTTCCGCGATTTTCGTGACTTTTTTCAAGGGAAGTCCCTCCTTTCCGTACGTCTATACATCACTCTAAAGCGACTACATATCAAGGGATTTTCGGCATTATTTCCGCGAACAAGGGAGAGAAAGTTTCCCGATTGATGGCGGTTAATTTGTTAAATTCAGCCACAGAAATGAGGCCGTCATCGAGCATCTTCTTTGCGATTATCTGTGCTCTACGGTAGTCCAGATCGCCCTGAATCCGCTCCTGCGTGAAATATCCAGATTGAACATTTGTGATTTCGTCTGTCATAACATATCCACCTCCAGTTTCCACTGGAGATGAACTACCGTTTTGAGCGGAGGAAAATAAAAAAAGCCTGCGGGCATTCCGAAGAACACTCGCAGGCTTAGCAGATTGGATATTCAGTTATTTCACTCTGATCTTCCAGCCGGTCAGAATAAGGTTGACGTTTTTGATGAGCGTCGGGTTGAGTTTCTGGATTGCAGAAACCGTAGTGCCGTATTTTTTAGCAATTCCGGAGAGGGTATCGCCGCTTTTTACGGTGTAGTAGACAGGAATAGATTCCTGCTTTTTCACCAGAGCATTGACCTTTGCCTGCACGGCAGAATAATCATACCCGGCAGCGGTGAGGCGTTCTTTGCGGTCGGTTCCGTTTCCCCATTTGCCGTCCAGCACCTCTTGCGCCAGCTCATCTACGGTCTTTGCCGGAGTGACCGGAGCAGGAGTGGCAGGCTTGCTGTCATCGGACGCAGACTTTGTAAAGCCGTTGAAGCCGCCGCTCTGGATGATGGCAGGATAATCCACATAGGCGTAGTCCATATCCACATTACCACTGATGCCGTCAACAGAGCCTTTGGAGGAATACTGCCAGATGCCGTAGTCGCCCTTATAGGAACACTTGCTGGCATACTGCGCTACCCAGTGAGCGTAGGACGTGAGCTTGGAGTCGTCCATGCGTTCTTTGAAGCCGGAAACAGCGGAGCCATAGATCCCGACGAAGTAACCGGCATCTTCCATAGTTTCACAGAAAGCAATGGTGGCCTCAGTGATTCCGGCTTTGGCAGAAGAGGGCTGTGCCTCGTTATCCATATAGACCGGGTATTCCAGCTGCTTGCCCTTCAGGATTTGCAGGAAGCGCTCAGCGTCTGCTTTTCCGGCAGCAGCAGTCACGCAGTCCTTTCCGACAAAGTAATAAGCGCCGATTGGGATACCGGCAGCCTTCGCACCTTTGTAATTTGCTTCCCATTTGCTGTCCGTATAAAAACCGGAATCGGAGCCGCCAGCCTTGATGATGGCAAACTCGATACCGGCCTTTTTGACCTTATTCCAGTCAATGGTTCCCTGCCAATGACTGACGTCGATTCCTTTTCTCGTCATGTTATTTTTCCTCCTCATCGTGACGGTCGTGGAGCTGCTCCAAGACCTCCTTTAATTTCTCCGGTACCGGCAGGCCGAGGTGTGCTGCGTTTTCCGTCAGTGACAGGCCTTCATTGGACAGGTAGAAGAAGATGATCGCCGTGCGGAGCACTCCCGGATGGCCGAGTACCTGAACATCAATGACGTTTCCGATGCCTACCAACAGGAAGATCAGCACCTTGCGGCAGATTCCCTTAAAGCCGACCTCGCTTGAGAGCTTTTTGTCTGCGATGGCACACATGATGCCGGTAAGGTAATCGCAGGTCACAAAGATCACAAGTGCAATCAAGAGCCCGTCACAGCCGCCAAGGAAATAGCCAAGCCAGCCTCCGACAGCGGCAAATACCAGTTGGATCGTGTTCCAGAATTCTTTCATGAGAAAATCCCTCCTTTGTGCGAAATAAAAGCCGCCTGCATTTTGCAGACAGCCTCGTGAACTATATCCGTGTATGAAGTTATATCTGTTTTGGTAGCGCCTCCCAGAGCCGCATATCCTCCTGTCCAAGCGACCACATGGCAAAGCCTCTCACTCCCCAGCGGTAGGCCGCTTCGTTTGCCCAGTAAACGAGCGAATCCACATCCTGATAGTAGAGAATGGAAAAGCCGTCTGCGTCTCCGAGAAAGAGCCTTGCTATCCAGATGTCGATGTCCTTTGGCGTGATGGTCACCGTATAATCGTTGCCACAGGTCAGGGCAAGCTCATGGGAGTGGTAGAACTCATAATCCAGAGAAATGCTCTCGCTGCGTGTCGCATCCTCCTCGATATCCGAGGTCAGCGTAAACACCTGAAATTCCGTATCCCATGTGGCATTCGACCGGCTGATCCGGCCATACTGCGTGACTGTGCCGTCCGGGAAGGTAACATCAAAGCGTTCGTATGGCTCGTAAGTCCATGCATCGCCAAGGCGGAGCAGCTCGCAGACCGTCCGGTTATCTGATCGGTATCCGGCATAGCCTCCGGAAAAGCCGCTGACCGTAGCAGTGAAGCGAAGCGTATAGGAAGAACCGGAATAAACACGCACCTTATTCCCACGGATACGCATCTCGACCGTGTACATGGATGGATCGGTACGAAGGTCGGCGTTTGCTGTCCGCTCTATGGTCTGGCTGTAGCTGCCAAGGAGCGTGCTGCCGTTATAAAGCTCCACAGCCTGAGAATCATAATTCAGGCAGCAGAACAGATCCCCGCAGAATACTCCGGCCTTGCCACTTCCTGTCGCAGGAAAAGCCAGCCTTGCCCGCAGGTGAATATCGGAAAAACCATCGTATTGCCATGCGAGCTTTCCGGAGCCGTCAAGCTGGGAGTAAACGCGACTTTCGGAATATTCATCTTCACGCCATACCGTCCAAGAGCCTGAAAGCGTCGTCCAGTAGTTTGTTTGCAGCACACCGTAGTCCCGGAAATCCTCATACCAGATGAGGGCAGAGTCTGGCTTTCGCCTCAGCATTTCACAGGTGAGCTTGAAGGCTCTATCTGGCTGACACTCGTTGCCGTCCACGTCGATAAAGTGGCGTGGAGAGAGTGTAAAGGTCGCGCTGCCTGCAGAGGGAGCCTCCGAAAAGCTGCTGCAAACACGGTAGCCATAAAACTGTACGCCTTTTACATCCACGGATATCACGATGGTGTGCGTACCGGCAGAGAGTGAAATGCTGCTGGCGAGCGTCGTCCAGAAGGTGCTTCTCCAATATGGCCACCAGAGCCTGCTTTCCGTAAAATGCGTCGTGTTGCCGTCAATCGAAACATAGATGCCGTTTTTATCCCAGAAGGGATAGCAGAGGCGGATGGCGATGTCGTAGGTTCCGGCGCTTGATACAGAAAAGGTATATGTGGCAGAGCCAGCGTCACCGAGAGTGGCCACACCATTTTCAAAGGATACAATGCCGGAGTAGGAGCTTGTCGTTCCATCCGCATCCACATAAATGGTGCCGAACTCTGTGTGTTGCTCTTTGCTGTAAGCCGTCAGGTAATGCCGCCTGTTATAGGTTCCGTTCATCAGAGGATACTCATAGCTTGTGGCATCTCTGCCTTCCATGAAGTCGTAGACTTGCGGAAGCGCCCAAGGCACCATATCGTAGTCATCCCAATATGCGAGGATCGGGATGAAGGGCTGCGGAGGAGCATCGTCCGTGAAGTTGTATTGTCCGGTCATCCAGTTCTTTGCCGCATAATAGGTATTTGATGTGCCGCGATAGGTTTTACCGAGGTTTGCAGGAAGGTCATAAATCTGCCAGTTCCATCCGTATGCAGGAAGGCCGAAGAATATCTTCTCCGGATTCATGACTGTGACCGCATAGTCGTAAATGCCCTCCAGCCAGTCCCTTGGAGAGACGGCTCCGGGAGCAGAGCCTGCCCACGCCATGCCATAGCTCATGATGGCCGCCGTATCGCAGTAAGCGTTGAGGTCGCCGTAAACGCACCAGTTCTCGCCGCCGACCGAGCCGTTGATGGAATTCATACCCGGCAAGCAGATGTTTATGAGTTTGCTGTTATCATAGCCTTTTACTGTGTTATAGATATTCCGAAACATTGCCGTGGAGGCAGCGTGCGTGGAATACCCGTCGCCCTTCTCAAGGTCGATGTCGATGCCGTCGCACCACGGGTATTTTTCCATAATGCGGACGATCTCCGAAAGGAAGGTATCTTGAGCGCCGTCGGTGTTATCCCGGAGAGCAGCAAAGATACTGTTCGTGCCATCGTTGGATATCGTCAGCAGCCATTTGATATGCGGCCATCGGTTGATGTAGGTCAGCATATTGGAAATGGCCACGCCGCTTTCCGTGATGACACCGGTGCTCGATACCTTAAAAGAAAAGAGACCTACCTGTGAGAGGCGGTCTCCATATGCGGCAAGTGCCTGATACATTCTGGAATTGCCCATGAATGTCCAGACCATGCACTTGCGGCCTTTCAAATAATCATAGCTCACAGGGCATCACCTCCGTCCTGCATTTCCTGAAACTCAACATAGATGCGTGCAGACTTTTTATCTGCCACAGTAATCGGGTGCTTGCTGTCACCGGCAACAGAGTATTGGAAAAAGCCGTCCTTGGCTGTTGCAGCGCCGTTCTTCAGGCACTCCCTCGTAGAAGCGAAAAGGTCAAATTCATCACCGGCAGCCGCAGCCGCTTTGAAAGTTGCCTTATGAGCACCTTCACCCAGCGCAAGCGATATACTCCCGGCAGCCATCGCCTGAATCGGATAGACCTTGTAGTCAAGACCGGCAGCAGTGGAGCCGAGATTGTAGATAATGCAGGTCGCAGCAGAACGGACGATGCCGTTATAAAATCTCTTGCCTGCTTTCGCATCATCGCCATCATATTTTTCCAGAAGTTTTTCGGTATTGATGACAAAGCCTGTGACTTTATCGCCTTCCTGCAGCATCAGGTCGGTAAACCAGACCGAACCGGTGCAATCTGTGATGGTGGGCTTTACCGTAATGTTTACGACGCGCTTAGCCTGCTTTTTTGTAATTGTCTCTGTAAAGCGTGTAAACTCCGGCATTTATCCGTCCTCCGTCCATTGAATTTCTGATACATGTCCTACCCAGCCGGTCGCGATGGAGCCACCCTGCAGGAGCATATCTGTGATATAGACTGTACCGGTGCAGTCTGTCACGCATACCCGTATGGTGATCTTCGTAACGCGGCCATACTGAGGAGAGACATCCTGTGCCACGTGTGTAAATGAAGCCATAGAAATCCCTCCTTCAGATCAGGTCTATAAATCGTGTTTCCGTTGTTCCGTCCTCGTATTCAAAGGTCACCTCAATGCCCACCTGTCCATTCGTACCTTTTGAGAGATTCTCAGAGGCAATCTGCGCCGAAAAGGTATAGCACTGCCGGTTGGCGGGCGTTATGGTCTGTGAAAGACTCTTTGTGGTATTCAGCGCACCTTCGCATTTGAAGGAAGCCGTGCCGGATACGCCATTATCTGCATCCACGGTAAATCCGGAGTTTTGCCAGTAGCTAAGACCGGAATCTGCTCTGGAATTACGCAGGTGATTAAACGGCACCAGATCCTTCATTTCCTGACTGTCTATCAGATCGGTAGACTCCAGCGTATCGGCTGCGCTATCCCAGCGTGAGGAGGAATCGCCCAGTTCCCGGAGGGTAGTGGAAAGCTCCAGCACCGTATTCCAAGGCTCCTGCAGGTTGTATTCCCTACGGACGATTCTGGTCTTTACAGACAGGTTCAGGTCATCATCCTTCACCATGACCGTATCGCCCAGCGCCCATGTTTCATGTTCATAGCCGGTCAATACTGACAGATCCATCGCCTTTAGCACATAGGAGATACGCGGAGAGGCATAGTCTGCAAGTCGCATGTTGGCATATTCCAGCATCTGATATGGATTGGTGAAGTTCGAGCAATCCAGCGTAGCAATTCGTATTTC